TCATAATGCTTTTAAGATACTGCTGAACTTTTCAGCGGTCTCTTTTTCTTTACTTTTGGCAAGGTGGCTATATGTATTCATTGTGATAGCATAATCTGCATGTCCTAATCGTCTTTGTATCTCTTTAGGGTTAACATCGTTGTTCATCAAAAGACTAGCGTGAGTATGACGGAAACCGTGAAAGCCAATGTTAGGTACTCCAGCATTTTTGAAGTGTCTCACTAATTTCTGTCTCTCTATTTCATAAGACCTCATTTTTTGATGATATGAGAAGACTAAAGAGTCATGCAAGGATATAGCACCGTCATTTTGATATTTCCGCCATTCTTTTAAACTTTCAAGAGTGTCGTTATCCAAAAACACAGAACGATTACTCTCTTTTGTCTTTGCGCTATCCTGTATCAAATTGCTTTGTTGAATTAGAGTTTTAGACACACTGAGATAATGGTTGTTAAAATCAATATCAGACCAAGAAAGAGCCATAGCCTCCCCTACACGTAAGCCAGTTGCAAGAAGTAGTTTGTATAAAGTCTTACTCTTTCGATTGTCCGTGCTTGGTTCTAAAGTATCAAGATACAACAAGAATTGTTTTAGCTCCTCATTATCAAAATACTTAATCTTTTTAACTGTCCTTGTCTTTAACTTAGGAGGGAAAACCTTTATAGCTGAATTGTCCTCGATAGCTCCTAATTGCATACCATAATCAAGGATACGTTTTATAAAGTTAAGAAGTAGCTTATAATCCTTACATTTTCCTCGCTCACGCTTACCGTTGATTATTTCGGCTGTATTTGCGTTATTAGCCCATTTATTGACAAGTTCCTGTAATAACATTGGCGTTATCTTAGAGAGCTTATACGAGCCAATAGGAGGTAGTATATAATTACGTAAGTAATTATCAGCAACACTTATACTATTTTCCTTAACTGTCAGCTTATAACTCTCAAACCAACTCAAAGCCAAAGATTCAAAGTTATCAAAAACCACTTTTTCCCTTGCAATTGTAGACCCATTATTGATAAACTTATTTATAGCTTGGCGTGCTTTAATATCACACATTTTTCTACTATTGGCACTTACACTTGTTCGTACTTGCTTACCTGTGAGATTATCCACACCCAAATAAACGTTAGTTCGGTACACCTTTGTACCGTCTTTTTTTATATATTCTTTAATATTCATAATTATTTCTTCCTTTCCATTTTGTACTAATGTCAGGCAAGGCATGTACGAGGATTGAGAAATATTGTTATTAGAGCTTATACGATTAATTAGTTAACTGGTTTATTAGTTTATAGAGTTATTAAATTCTCAACTGATATAGTATTATTTACGGTAACAAGAGTAACAAAGTATTATAAATGTAGTTATATCAATGGTTTATACTGTTACCTTTCTCTATATTAAGAGTAACAGTAAGGTATCAAGAGTAACAAATTGTCTGAGAAAAATTATTAGTTCTTATCTTGATAACTTATTAGAGCTGTAAAAGTACAGAAGTGATATTGATAATCAATATTGATTAGGTCAAAATTATTTCTCTCAAGATAGACTAAAAAATCATTAATTTTATCGTCAAAAACTTTTGCGCTGGTGTAACATGTTATTGTTTTCACTCTCATATACATACTCCTATATTTTCATCAGCTTTTAACGTGGTTCAGGTTTGCACGTATTAGGGTTAAGTAAAAAAGATTCAGTAATTTACTTATGGAATTGGTGGAAAAAGGGGGAATTTGTACAAAAATGTTCATATCCTATTATTGGTTTCAGAAAAAAGTGAAACCAAAAACATATAAATAAAATGAGATTTTGGCGCTTTTTATTTTTCTATGGTCTAGCATATCGATTCCCTCTTTGCGCTGGTTGCGCGATATTAGAGGCTTCTGCTTGTGACATATATTGGTAATTACTAGGATTAGTTACTGAAGAGTAATACTTGTTGCTTTCAGAAACAAACACCATACCAGGAGCTGCGATAGACCACCCGCCCTCAGTTGTGTAGGAGTTATCATTAGCTACTGTTTGAGATGAAGGCTCTGTAACTACTGGGGCTTGTTCTACTGCTTGCGATGAACTTACTTTAGGCGCTTCTGACTGTACTGGTTGAGTTGTTGAAGAGATCGGAGTTCCTGAGGCATAGTCAATTTCTAAGCCCTCTGCACTATTAATAACGATCACTTCTATATTTAGAGTATTATCTGAAGACTTGATATCTACAATTGACCCACGAGGAATAGTTTCATTAGCATTATAAACAGGAGTTGTCTGATAATCTATGGTTGAACTGGTATTTGGATTAGCTTTCCAAAAATTCTCAGCCAATTCTTCTGCATACCTCATTCCTCCATTTTGGTTTGCTCCAACATTTTGACTACGTGTACCAGTAGTGAAATTATATTTAGATGTATAAGAACCCTCTCCTAGCAAGCTATCAGCGATTGAATGACTTCTATTATACAAATAACCGTGGTAAGTTCTTTCTGTTAGTGAGAATGTAATAGCGATTTTGGGGTTGCTTGACGGCCAAGCTGGAGGGTCTAATGGTTGTCCTTGTCTCGAACCTTTTGAATCTTCATATTGTGAGTATGTTAATACTGCGCGTGCTACTCCCGAACGCCCTTTATCATCAGCATTAAAGTTATATTCTCCTGCTTTTATTGCATCAAGCCCTGAAAGTCTTGCTGAACCATTTTCCCAGTAGTAATTACCAGTAGGACCTGCTGACTTGGCGTTAGTGTACTCGTTTAATTTGTTTAAAATATCCGTTGTACTAGCTACAGACGAACTAGCAACTACTTTTTTAGCTACTTTAGAATTGGAAGGGCTTGTGCTACTGCTTTTGCTTACAGATTTCGCAGGCTTAGTGCTTGTGGATATTGAACTGCTAGAAGAACTAGAGGAATAGCTAGATATAGCTGTTTCAGTTTTATTATCCGAATTCGGTCCACTAAATGCTCCAGCATAAACTACAAATCCAAACAATGAAACTAACGCAAGTGGGACAACTCCGACTAACCAAACTTTTCGACCTGTCGTTCTATAATTTATAACTAAACGATAAATGCCATAAAGGCATAAGAAAGGGAACAGTAAAACAGCTAGAACCCAAAACCACCATTTTTTACTTTTATTTTTCATAAATTACTCCTTACCAGTTTTTAGTGACTGGGAACACCTAATTTTTCATTTTCACGCGCCCAAGCGCTTTTTATTTTGCGTTACTAAATTTAGGACTTGCTATAGTATACTGTGTTCATCGCAACACTAAAGAAAGTATTGAGAGAATCGATAAAACGGCAATGAGCCCTATACGTCCTATTTTCATATATTTATTTTCAGGATTTTTCAATACTATTACTACAAAAAGCAATGAAATGAACATTGACGGCATCAAATTAATTTTTAAAAATACCCTTATCATTAGAAGTATTAATAAACCAAATAAGAAAATTATAGTTTTAGCAATTACCTTTTTATTAATTCCTCTTTGTTCGCTATTATTTACTTTCATTTTTATATCCTTTTCTACTTGACAAAAACTAACAAATACAGTTATTTTCAACTGTTTCATTATATCCGTCAACCATTGTTATTCCTTGGCTTTCGCGTGTTTTATAACTTTTGTAGTGTCATCTTTGACGTTACCAGTACTAAATAATACTAAAGGTATGTGCTTATAGTGAATTGCTATAAGCCATTTAACGCAGGCAATTTTCCCTTGGTTACTTTTTGAACCTTTAGCTATGTTAAGAAATGTTAAGGTTCACAGATATATAGACTTTAGCACTATTAAAGTTCTAATCTATTGCTTTTTTCATTTCATGAATAACTCTTCTTAATTTTGGCAAAGGTAATTCCATCAGGTCAGCAAACTGTTCTTGTGGTAGTCTGTAGTGTTCTCCAAACATTTTCTCATACCCAGCTATAATTACAGCCTTTTCCATTCTTTCATCTAAGTGATCAATACTCTTTAAGTAGTCCGATAGTTTCATGTTTCCTCCTTCTTTAACCCACCAACTCAAACCAGCACAGCTCATACAGCAACGCACGCGCTTCATCGTAAGCATTGTGATGATAGCCGTAGAAGTCTAAGAAGTTGTATATATTTAACGTGTCGCGCGTGATGATGTCGAAATGACTGATGTAATCAATGGCGCAGTCTCTAAAACTCTTATTACTCATATCACAGCACATTGATGTTATAAGCCGTTTAGTGTCGTCATAGTGGCAACCAGTTATTTCACAGAACTGTGTTATATCATCAAAGTTACCGCCATTTTGTATGAACCAATCCCAAAGCATTAAAATAGCTTCTTTGTTGGCCCTCTTTTCCGCAGGGCTTAACGTGTCGCACTCGCCTAGTCGTCTATCATCTTTGTAATAAGCATGAATGTACTCGTGAGCATGGTCAAAGGGTCTAGCGAGTTCAGTATAAGCACCAAAGCCAAGTTCTAAAGAAATAAAGGCTTTTTGATTATCTAAGTCCCCCAACCGATAAACAACTCCTAATTTTTCTATTTCACATATTAGTAGACCGTTTAATTCCTGTTTGTCCATAGTCCACCGCCTTAGTCCTTATTGTCTAAGTCTTTGGCTTTTTGTGTAATCTCGTCCCACTTATCAGAGAACAGCAATTTGATAGCCATTTTATCCTTTTCTGTCAAAGGACGACCGCCAGACGACAACAAGCGAGACCACACGGCGTCATCGTCAGAGTTTGCGACTTCCGCCAAGTCAATCGGCTCATTGACTGGTTTAGCTTCAGCACGACCCAGTAGATAGTCCACAGATACGTTGAAATAGTCGGCGATAAGTGTAAGTTTTTCCGCAGTTGGCTGTTGATTTTTTAATTGATATAGATAGTTCACTCCAAAACCAAGTTCTTCAGAAACCTTTTGAAGTGATTTTCCCTGTTTAGATGATAGTTGTTTTATTCGTTCAAATGTTGTCATAGCAAAGCCTTTTCAAAAAGTAACGAAAAATAAAATAACGGTATGCAATAAAATTCTTGACTTTTATAACGGTATACAGTAAAATAGATTTCAGTTAAGTTATTTAACAAAAAAGCAAAGACGTCTTTTAATAGCTCCCCAGCAGGTTTATAAGTTCGATTATTGCTTTTTTAATTATGCTTACATTTTACTGTATATCGTTAAAATTGTCAATCATTTACATTAAAAACAGTAAAACCAAAAAGAAAAGAGGTAAAAATGCCACTACTAACCCCAGAAATGAAAAAAGCCTTGCGACGCGTTCAGGCGGACAAATTCCTGACTAAAAAACAACTTGCTGAATATATCGGAGTAAGCGAAAGCACAGCAATATATCTAACTAAAGACAACGAACCGCAGAACGTTAAAAATAAAGTATTTAATGCCGTTGTTTCCGCTATTGCTGAAAATTGCTAGACTATGAACAAACTAGACACCGCAATAACAAACAGCAAACAGTCTAAACCGTACTATCACAAAATTATCCTTGATTTACTGGTACAACTTACGACAAGCGGAAAACATCGCAGTCTTAGAGCCTTTAAACAGTCAGGCGATAAATTAACCGCAGAACAAAAAGAAACGCTTAGGCGCTATACTGACAGCATTATCTTGCTGTTAGAAATAGGCATGGCGTTCCATGAAATAAAACAATTTTTAGTAAATTAAAAAGCCGTCTGAAAGTTTGGCGACCGATGACAGCTTTTTATCAAAATTAGAGAAGTAAACCGTGAAAAATCACGCGCTTTCTATCTCTAATTATAACAAATTGGAGAATAAAAACATAATGAATAACACAGCAAACAAGGAAACTTATATCCTTGATGATTCAATTGCCTTTGAACTCATGGACTTATTAAAAGCCAAAGCAAGACATTTTATCCAACTTAACGAGTATGTTTATCGCTTGTTTGACGGTCAAAGCGTAGTAACTTTCACAACTTTAGAAAATGACATTCAAGTAGAAATGGTTAAAGGGTAAGAAAATGACAACAATAGATATTACTGAACAAGCCTTAGGCACGCAATCATCTACTTTCAAAATAGAAGATTTAGAGAAAGCACGAACTTTTGAAAACAAGCGTTTTATGATTCTGTCAGTAAAAATGAACCCTGAAATAGGTCATCAAGTTTTTTTAAAAAGCGTAAAAAACAAAAAAACAGTAATTATTTTCAATCAAAATAAAGCGCCCTTTCGTATCAAGCTCACTCCTGAAATCGCTGAAAAGTACCGTATTAAACAGGAAATCAAGCAAACAGAATATAAAGGGAACAGCCATGAAGGTCTGTATCCATTAATTGAAGCCATTGAAAAAGATGTATCTCAATTGTTAAATAAACAAGATAAGGACGATTGGGAGAGCTGGAAACGCGTTTTTGCTTACGAATACCTGTACGATGTGGCGTTTAATCGTGGCGTTCGTCAGGAAAGACAACGTAGAAAAACTAAGCACAAAGCATTGACAGCATTTGAGATTATCAGTTCCGAAGATGTTTTAGAGCTTTCTAATGAGCTAGGAGTTAGTGAGGATAAACTAACGTACGCAGTACTGGAAGTTATCTCTAAACGTAAGAATGGAGGCATGGCATGAGATTTGTTCCAAGATATTGTTTAAAAGACTTACGAGAACTTAACCGCTTAACATTAGAACAAGTTGCTAGAAAAGTAAAACTGAACAGGGAACGTATAGCTGAACTAGAACAAGATAGTAGTTTTATCGCAATTGATGAGATGTTTCGATTTTCAAAATTTTATGATATTTCAATAAAATATATTTTTATAGGAGAACAAGTTGATTTTGATAGAAAACTAAACGAATATTTAGGAGGTACTTCATGAATGACGACACCTTAACGAACCTTGTTGCGCATGGCTTAGTTGATAAAGTCATTCATTTATTTAATAAGTATCTTGGTACACAGCTCAAAATCAGAAATGAAAAGCGAGTATTACCTTATATCTCTAAAAAGCGTGTCATGGAAGACTTAGATATATCAGACGGAACACTTGATAATTGGGAAAAGCATGGCTTGAAACGCTATAAGCCAAAATATAAAACTTCACTTATTTATTATTTGATTGATGATATATGCAAGTTCATCATCATAGATACTTAGCAACTTGTCAGGCAAGGCAAATTTTATTAGAGGATTGAGAAAATGACAAATATTATTAGAGCTTGCCCTTATGTGGCTGGTATTGATAGCGTAGGCATGCAAAAATTAAAAGCCTATCATACAGAACTTACAGACAAGCAGATTGAGAAATTAGACCCATTGAATGCAAACACAGGCACAGTTGATTATTCTTTTAAAGTTCGTAAATATAAGCACGGTATCCGATTTGAGGGCGAAAAAGAGGGCGGAGAAATCAGCTTATTTGATGAGGTAGCGAAATGATTGAACACCACCAAGGCTACACGACTATAAAACGGTACGGACGGAATAGTTTTAGACAAGCAGGTAAACACCCGTTTAAGATGATTAACAATGCACGAGCGGTCAAATACGACCTCATACAGCAGTTTGAGGAGAGTACAGGCATAATCTTACCCAGCGGAGTGAAAAGCAACTTATGCACGCAATCAGTGCCGATTTTAGGTAAGCAACTGGCTATCATAAAATTACAGATAAAGGAAAATAAAAAATGAAATTAAGCGAATTACAAACAATTGACCAAAACATTATTAAATTTCTTGCTGAACATAGAGGAATTGACCGAGCTGTCAAAGGTAGAAATTTAGCACAAAACCTTAACATTGATTTTCGTACCTTACAAGGTCGCATTGAGTACCTCCATAAGCAAGGTTGCGCCATTGGTTCAATTGATAACGGTTATTTTATCCCAACTAATGAAGACGAGCGCAGAGCTGGCATTATCAAAAAACAACGGACAGGCATTGCGATTAATAATGCAGTCAACGGCTACACCCTTGCAGAACTTGATTGGATTGACCAACTCTTTGAGGAGGTTGACTATTGACACCCAAAGAACAAGCCCTAAACTGTATTAATCGCGGTTTTTCTGTTATCGCTGGTTTTCCTGCTGGAAAAAGCGAAAGGGCAATTATAAAGGGGAGTTCTTCAGGAAGTCTTGACGAAATCACAGTGAGCGCGTGGTTTGATGAAATACCGAACCGCAACATCATGATTAATCTTAGGAATAGCGGTTTGATTTGTATTGACTTAGACCAGCACCAAAACGGACAGAACGGCAGAACTGTATTCAGTCGATTGTGGAATGAACACAGCGAGGGCGAAATATTAAGTACCTATGTCGAGAAGACACCCACAGGCAACGGCTTACACGTTTTCTTTAAAGTTCCGAAAGAGCTATTTAATCAGCCGATTGTCAATGAACTAGCGGACGGCGTGGAGATAAAAACACACTTTACACCCATCTACCCAAGCAAACGCACAGACGGCGATTATATCCCTTTGAATGATACCGAAACCAATAAGCCCTTAACTTTCGATAGTCTTTGCGATTGCCCTGACTGGTTACTTGAAATGATACAACGACCGCAGGCACGCGCAACAACTGGCACAAGTAGCCGAACTTATGGCGCTGAAATGTGGGAGCTATTCAACCAAGGCGCACGAAAAGGCAACCGAAACAATGACACGAACCGTATTCTTCACTACTGGAGAAAAATAGGCATTGATAATAATAGCTGTATGGACTTATTGCGAACCTTTAACAATCGAACCAGTCCGCCCTTACCTGATGACGAGCTGGCAACTATTTGGAAAAGTGTATTCAAGATGAAATAGAAAGGAAGTCATGACAGACCAATTAGATAAACTTGTGGCAGAAACGCCACAGGAAAACGTAAGAAGTCCGAAACCTAAAATAGAGGACTTCACAGATTATGGCCAAGACGGCAAAAAAGTCGTTGATGTCGCAGGTTATCAAGACAGTTTGAAAGACTGGCTAGAACAAGAAAAAGAAATCATTAATAGCCCTGACTATGTCAAAGCAAACACTCAAACGCTTAGAGCGGTTAGAAAGCTATTCTTTGAACACCGTAACTTATTTTTAAGCACACCTAAAGAGGACGGAAAGCCACCGAAATCATTAAGCCCTTTAGAAACAGCAAGAATCATCTATAAGACGCTCAAAGTCAACAAACTAGACCACCAAAGCGGACTGTTAGGCATTTACAATCATGAACTAGGAATATATGAAACAAATGAAAACTTCTTTCATCGGCTCATTTATTGGCTAGAGCCGTCTTATAGTCAAGCACGGTCAAAAGAAGTCTTATTCAAACTTGAAACCTTAGCAGAGGTTAAGCAACAAACCGCAGAAGCTCATCTTATCCCAGTGGCGAACGGTATTTTCAACAAGAAAACGCAACAATTAGAGCCATTTAGCCCTAGTTATGTCTTTACTTCAACGATTGCGACCAAGTACAACGCTAAAGCCAAAGCGCCTAATATTAACGGCTGGAATATAGACGACTGGCTCAATGATTTAATGAGCGGAGATGAAGAGCTTGTCAAATTGTTATGGCAAGTCATTTCAGCAAGTACCAACGGAAACTATTCTTATCGAAAAGGCGTTTGGCTTGTCGGTAAAGGAAATGACGGCAAAGGGACATTTCAGAGCCTTATCATGAACCTTATCGGACGCGAGAACGTGGCAAGTGTCAAAGCTGAACAATTTGCTGAACGGTTCGCCCTTTCTCAAGTCGTTGGTAAAACTTGCATTATTGGAGATGATAGCCAAGTTAGTTACTTAGACAATGCAGGGAACTATTTCAGCGTAGTTACTGGCGACCCAGTACCGATTGAAGCAAAAGGAAAACAACCGACTTTAGCAGTATTTAACAAGCTAGTTATTCAATCGACTAATTTCTTGCCTAAGTTCAGAAACAAGTCGAACGGAACTTATAGACGTTTGCTCATCGTGCCTTTTGAAAAGTCTTTTACCGCAGATAATGACAATTGGAAAATTAAAGATGATTATATTAAACGCAAAGACGTTTTGGAGTACGTGCTTAAAATCGCCTTATCACTTAATTTTGATAAATTTGACGAACCTAAAGCCACAAAGGGGCTGTTAGATGACTTCAAAATCAGCAATGACAATGTACTGGCATTTGTAAATGATATATTTGATGAGTTTGTCAGTGATTTTCTACCGACTACTTTTCTAAGTGCCTTATATCGAGCATGGTGTGAAGATGAGGGTATTAAGCCATTTACTAAGCGAGAGTTTGAAAATAAACTACCTGACCACATTAAAGAAAAATGGATAAAAACAACGCAAAGACCGAATAGCGCAGGTTTTAATAGAGCCATTGATTTACACCGAGCGGAGGAATATGAGCTTTTTAGACGGCTCTTTCATTGGGATGACGACAAACAAAAAAAGGTTGCTAAAGGCTATTTGCGCAAGAAAAAATAAAAAACGTTACTGAAAATCGGTAACGCGTTACTGTTAGAAGTTACAGCTTTAACCCTATGGTTAAGCCGTTTGTAGCACTTTGTTACTATGTTACTGTCAAAACACTTACTAGCTAGAAATTATCACAGGAAAACAAAAACATGAAAAAAGCACGCTGTCCAACAAATTGAATTGTTGACATAAAAAAACTATATATAGAAAATTGGAGAAAATAAAATGAACAACGAAATTACAAAACACTTGAACAAAGCTAAAGCACTATTGATTGAAAAATACAGCGATAGCATTGACGAGCAAGCAAGTCAAGAAGCATTAAAAAACATCAAACAGGATTTTGAAGCTATTGAAATCTATGCAAACGAAAGCGACACAGAACCGCAAGAGTATGAACCACAGGAAACAGTAAAATCAATTATTGAGGAAATGCAAGAGCTGACCTTTGCACCTCATGAAATATCAGGCAATGATACGCAAGTTTTTGCGGACTTGCTGACGGATAGTATCGAGCGTTTAATTAAAGCGCTAGGATTGAATGAAATGAGCCTTTCAGCAGAGAGCGAGAACAAACCGCAAGAGCTTGCACTCAAAGCACAGGTACAAGACTTATACTCGCTTAACGATTCAATGATTACTGATGACCCTAACTATATCCCAAGATATACAGACGGCACAATTATCAAACTGTCTGATTTAGTAGATATGAATGTCAACGCTTTGGATAATATCGCGGAATTAATCGGCTTTGAGTTAGAAGAATAAACAAAAAGAGCCTAGTCAATGACTGGGCTTTTTTAACGTTATGTGGAAATATAAAACTTATAAAACTTATAAAACTTGTCTTTTTACTTTGTTATAATCAAAAGGACATATAAACAGAAACGAGGCAAAACAATGACACCGAAACAACGTAAATTTTGTGATGAATATATAAAAACAGGAAACGCCACGCAGTCGGCTATTAATGCAGGGTATAGCCAAAAAACAGCGAAGTCGATAGGAGCTGAAAACCTGACTAAACCTGACTTAAAAAAATACATTGATAGCAAGTTAAAAGACATTTCAAACAATGCCATAGCAACCGCAGAGGAAACTTTGGCCATATTAACGCAGATAGTCCGCGGAGAGCATACAGAGCAAGCGATAACAGCAGAGGGCGACGTCATAGACAAACGCCCTGATACTAATCAAGTTATTAGGGCGAGTGCTGAAATCTTAAAACGTTACCCACTTGCCCAAGACATTAATATCAAAGGGAGTTTAAAAGTTAGTAACCCTTTTGAGAATCTAACAGAGGAAGAACTTAGAATCTTAGCAAGCAGAGAGGGGGAAGCGTGAAAGATAAAACAGACAGAATTATAAGCGATTATGTCAACGGACGCACACAAGCCAAAATAAAAGCAATTGAGAGCCGTTATCTATACAGGGTAAAACAGGACAACTTAGGAATTAGAACAGCTTATAAAGGAACAGCAGAGCCAGAGGGGAAAACATTAAACAAAGAACGCATGGAAGAAGATAAAGATCTGATAGAATTAAGGCGAACACTTGAACTTTTAGGAACTTTATACAATACTTTAACAGTATCAGAAAAAAGAGTCATAGAGTTAAGATATAAAGGTTATAACGGTTTTACGTGGTATCGTGTCGATATGGAGTTAGAGAGTGCAGGCATAGAAATACCTATCAAGAGAGCTAAAAAAATATACATTGCTTTCAAAGAAGACGTGGCGCGTGTTTTGTAGTCATGGACTGACAGGATAGACAGCACACGAACCCAGCCATTAAGCAAGTAAAAGAGATTATAAACAAAGCCACAGAACAAGCACAGCACGCGCGTGATGTTGATTGAATATAATTTACCGCAAAACATATTAAAAGCTCACAGACAGTAAACTGTGGCTGTCGGTTAGGTATCCCCCCCCACTTCTTAAGTATTTCAAAACTTATAAAAAGAACCGAGTGAGTTTAGCTTTTTCCAAGTGTACAAAGTCCTGAATCTATTTTTTACTTAAGAATCAGGTAGCGACACCAATCATAAGTATTTTATATACTCCAACTCAACTAATCGAAGTCGTGTTTTTTATCAAAAACATGTATAAAAAATAGGTGTAAATATTTTAGAAAAATAGAATAGCTCAACCGTGGGAATCTCACAACATTTTTTTTACGTTCGTCTAAAAAATCAGCAAAATTAAAAGCCGTATATCGTGGATATACAGCCCCTTGCCTGACAAAAATTTGTTCATTTTTTTAACGCTTTTTACTACGTTCGTGTTTTTTTTACGTTTTTTACTACGTTTAAAAACATGTATATTGTGGTCTAATGGGTCGTTTTTTATTGCATAATTGTATAAAACGTGTATTTTATCCTCTATTTGGTTCTAATGGGTAGCTGTGATAAAATAGAACTATGTTAAAAAAAATCGAAAAAGCTTATTTATTTTTAGAGAAGAATTTAGAAGTGCTAAGATGCCCAATTTGTCAGGGAAAATTTCAATTGGAAACCAATGCCTTGAAATGTCAAAATAATCATACCTATAATTTAAATAAGAAAGGTTATGTGAATTTTCTACAAACCAAAGCTGATACAGAACATTACACGCGAAAAATGTTTGAGCCTCGCAGACGTCTGATTCAAGCTGGGATGTATCAACATTTACTGACAGAAATTCAAAAATATTTTGTCAGTGGAAATTTGCTTGATGTTGGGACTGGGGAAGGGTCATTTTTGGAACTCCTTAAGGTAGATGGAGCAAAATTTGCTTTTGATATTGCTAAAGATGGGATTGAAATGGCGACTGAACTAGAGATGGAAAGTTTTTTAAGTTTAGCTGACTTGACTAATCTCCCTTTTGCTGATGAAAGCCTGTCAGTAATTTTGAATATCTTCACTCCGTCAAATTATGCAGAATTTCACCGTGTATTAGCAGAAAGTGGTTTAGTCATCAAAATTATTCCTGATAAAAATTATCTGCGAGAATTGCGTGAAGTTTATCAACTTCCCGTTGATTATAATAATCAGCCAGTTCTTGAACGTTTTAGAGAAGAATTTCCTAATGCCAGTCAAGAAGAAATTGAATACCAATTCGAGATTCCGAAAAATTTGCGTCATGATTTTTTACTGATGAGCCCTTTGGAATGGTCTGTTTCTGATGAAAGAAAAAAATTTGCTAAAGAAAACCCACCAAAAACGGCCACAATTCATGTCCAGATTCTAGTGGGGAGAAAATAA